TCTGCTGTTCCTGTGCCTCCGGTCTCTCCTCGCTCTCTAGAAGCAAAAGCAACAGCAAGGTGCATCACAGGAGCCCAAGGCACCTTTATGACATCCGTTGATAGTGCCAAGGGTGCTTGACGAACAACACCATAGAACTTCAGGGTGTAAGCTGCGGCAGGCGTAGGGTACAGAATAATCTTCATATCCCCATTAGAGTCTGCATTGGTGTAACTAAAGTACGTTGGGGTCCCTTGAAGAGGGGTATCAGCAATATTGTTCTGTATATCAATCCAGTCCTTAGCTTGATACTCAATAGTAGTCCCATTTGTGTTATCAAGAAACTTAAGATACTTGAAGTCACTACCAAAGCCAGTCAAGGTGTATTCATTGACACCTGCCGTTGTGGTGATAGTTACAGTGGTTCTAAGGGCAGTCCAGTCCCAAGAATGCTCTACGGAGGTCTTAGCGTCATTTACGAGATCACCAATCAAGGCTGCATAGGGGCTTTGATTGATCGTTGTAATCTCATCTTCTCTAATCCTACGGAGAACATTATTTACCAAAGTGAGATAGTTCATGCTATACCTCTAGTTTTATAAAACTCTTGCAAAAGAACAGACAAAGGGTCTCTTGAAACAATCTTTGACAACCCTTGAATTTTTGGGTCGTAAGATACTGTAGCCATGTAAGGGTTGTACTCGGGGCTGGCTGCGTTTTGTCGTGGTCTTTGCTGTGACATAAGTCCTGTACCAAGTAAACCTGAAAATAGACTATTAATGTCAAACGATGGCATACTTAGGTTTCTTATGGACTCTTCTACAGCTTCATTAATGTCAACTAAATCTTTATCAAGAACATCCTGTACAGCACCTTCTACATTCTCATAAGCAGTTTGTACCGGTTCTTCTATAGCCTCATAAGCGTTCTGAACAACACCTTCTGCATTTTGATAAGCGTCTTGTACTGCACCTTCTACATTCTCATAAGCATTTTGAACAGGTTCTTCTACAGCCTCATATACATCCTGTACAGTACCTTCTACATTCTCATAAGCATTTTGAACAGGTTCTTCTACAGCCTCATAAGCAGTCTGAACAGCGCCCTCGGCATTTTGATAAGCGTCTTGTACAGTACCCTCTACATTCTCATAAGCAGTCTGTACAGCTCCTTCAGTATTCTGATAAGCGTCCTGTACAGCACCCTCTACATTTTCGTAAAGAGCTTGTAGTTCATCAGGAATTAAGCCCCCTGTGTTTTGTAAAGCATCAGCCAATGCTTCATAAACATCTTGTGCAGTTCCTTCTACGTTTTGATATACGTCCTGTACTGCTCCCTCTGCATTCTGATAAACATTTTGAACGGCTCCTTCTACATTCTCATAAGCATTTTGCAGCCAGTTTGGTACGTTAATGTTGGCACCGTTAATGTTCAAAGAAGGGGTGTTTAAGTCTCCTAAGATATCAAGCAACGAAGATGTATTAAGACCACCGACATTTGAAAGAACATCGGATACTTGAACATTCTCTAAAAAGTTTTGAACACCGCCAGGAAGCGAACTAAGAAGACCTGATTCAGCCAATGTACCAAGGTCCATGTCTCCAAAAAGATCACCTACAGCAGACCATTGATCATCTCCAATATTAAGACCAAACTTAAGTGCATCAGCCAAACTAAGGTTTTCTAGTCCAGTAGCTAATGTATTAGCACCAATATCAAGCCCAAGGGTCTCCCCTAGAGTTCCACTCAGGAGACCACCAGGGGCACCTGCGTAGCCAAGGACACCTGCAATCAGTGCGTCCTCTAGGTCTCCTCCTCTTGCCAAAGAAAGACCAGCCCTTGCTAAACCTTGACCTGCTGCTGTCTCCATAAAAGAAGATATTGTAGACCCTATGCCAGTAGATCCAGCAGCACCCCCAGCGGCTCCAGTAGCCCCGGATGCAGCTCCTGAAGCACCTCCTACCACATTACCAAGGTAAGAACTTCCTCCTGCGATAGCAGCGGCAGTAAGTGCGTCACCCCAATCAGCACCTGAAGCTCTTGTAGTGAGTCCTGAAGCAATGGCAGCCCCAATAGGACCGCCTACTGCACTACCTATGGTTGTTGCCACAGCCCCAACAAGAGGATTAGACATTGCTTGTTGAAACTCACTGGGATCGTTTTCAGGGTTCCAATAGCCACCAATGGAAGGACCGTATTGCTGAAGGTCTGAATACGGGTTATCGGAATACTTCTTCCTCTTGGTACCGTAGGAGAAGTGTGCTTCAAAGTCCTCAAAACTAACCTTCTTGGGAAGATTGAACTGAGAACGAATGTCATTAATCTTGTTTGTAAAGGCTTCTTGTGTGTATCTATCATTTCGATAGTCCAACCAAGCAAGCTCAGTCTGTTCATCAGCGGACAAAAACTTTCTAAAATCCTCGTTGTCAGTGTAATACTCGTACCACGTCTTGATGTCATCAGCTACTTGAGCACCTTCCCCTGAAGGTCTATAGGGGAGATACATGTCACCAATCTGTTCAGGTCTGTTGGTGGCTATATAGCCTTCGGTTTGGTTAAGTTGAAGCATCTCACTGTAGCCAACACGGGTTCTATCGGGAGTTGCCAAAGGTGACTCATAGGTTCTACCACCAAAGATGTCAGTTGCCCCTACAAGACTTACATCAGGATTAAAAACATAAGCAGCAGTGTAAGGATTGGTGATTGTACTGGAAGTAGCACCAGGAACACCCATCATCCCTGAAGCACCTGCAATAGCATTTAGGTCAAGATTTGAAAGGATGTTTGCAGCCTGAGCAGCAGAGATAGTTCCTGCTGTAGAGGCTCCAGAAACCCCTGTAGAGGCTGTTGAGCCTGTAGTGGCTGTAGAGGTACTAGTATTGGTAGAAACAGGCTGAGAAGCCGCTGTAGAGGCTACAGAAGCATTTGTAGCTGCTGGTGAGGTCATCATACCACCAGCGTTAGCAGCAAGTGCGTTTAAAGCAGCTAGATTAAGGTTAGGTATAAGAATATTACCGTACATCTTCTTTGTTACTCAATACCGATTTAGTTATTTTCTCTGCGGATCTACCCACTACATAACCACCAAGACCCAACTGAAGCAGAGACCATGCTTCATCCCTAAGTGGGCTGGAGAGAAGCCCAAGGCTGTCTCCAACACACAAAGCAAGGAATGTGAGCATGGTCACTGGTCTCCAAATAGCCGTGAGCCAATGTTCCGACTTAGCCTCTGCTTCAATGATCTTTGCCCTAGACTCAAAGGAGTCCTTCTCGTACTGAAGCACCTGGTCAATGACTGCTGCTTGAGTAACTAAGAGTCTCTCTTTGTGTTGTAGCTTTTCCTCTTGACTAGTGTGTACATTGTCAATGAGTTCTACAGCGGGTTTAAAGATGGACTGAATGAGGTTAAGTAATTGCATTGTTACTCTTTAGGGGTCTTACCAAGAACAGCATCTACAGAATCTTTATGAGCAGCCAACGCCATTTCAACAACAATAGGATCTGGAGGCGGTGGAATAGGGTCACTGTTTGGCTTAGGATTAGGTTTACGTCGATGAGTATTCAGAACATAGACACAAAAGAGAGTTACAACGCAGCCAATAACTATATAAATAAAAAAATCCATAATATTTCCTTTAAGTGAAGACAAACCTTACACGTCCAGCACTACCCGAAGTTGGTGAACCACCGGCACTAGCACCGTTACCTCCAGCGCCAGCAGTTGCACCACCGTCCCCAGAACGTGCTGCGCCACCTGCTCCGCCAACGCCAGCAGATTGTGCGCTACCATTAGCACCTGTGGTGTTAGTGACATTACCGCCAGTAGGCGCAATTCCGGAGCCTCCTGCGCCGCCTAATGTACCAGGAAGTCCTGGTCCCGCAGACGAAGACAACATATCGGTCATCGTATAGGTACCAGAAGCTCCAGCGGTAGATTGTCCACCTGATGAGCCCGCACCTCCTATATTAGTACCGCCACCAGCACCAACTACATAACCAACAGTTTGTCCTGCGTTAGAAGTTACAGTAAAACTACTTTTAACGTATGATCCTGAAGCACCGCCACCACCACCAACAGTGCCATTATCATCTCCACCACCGCCGCCGCCTCCCCAGACCTCAACGACCATCGTGGTAGCACCGGTGGGGATGGTTACTGTTCCAGAGCCTGAAGTAAAATTATTGGTTACTGGAGTAAAACCAAGGTAACCAAGGGTTCTAGAGGCAAAACTCATTACTTGAAGTCCTTTGCAAGAGTTGCATACCAGAAACCAGTAGCAGACCTATATGTAGCTACAAGAAGGTCTACTGAGTTAACAGCCGTGCTCAAGACACCTGCCGTACCACCAGGCCACTTAAAACTAGTAGGCCACGTCATCGTCCTACTACCAGTACCATCTTGAGTGATAAACCAGTTAATGGTTTGACCATCTTGAGGGTTAGAGATAGTAGGTGCCGTGGTTACGTTTGCAGTGAAGGTCGTGGTAAACACGTTGGAGTCAGCACAGTTCAGCGTCATTGCAGTAGCACTGAAGGTGACAGCTACAGGGGTAGTTTGAGCATTACCCGTGAAGGTTGCACCATCAATGGTTGGGTTGGTGTTGAGAACAACAGAGCCAGAGCCTGTTGAAGTCGTTACACCAGTGCCACCATTGGCCACTGGAAGGGTACCTGAGACGTTGCTGGTGAGGCTACAGAAGGTTGTAGCAGTGGTTCCAGTGCCCCCGTTAGCAATCGGCAGAGTACCTGAAACATGGGTAGTAAGACCTACCTTTCCCCAGCCAGGTGCCGTACTGACACCACCTGAAGTAAGCACATTACCAGTCACAACACCCGCAAGGCGAGTCAAAGCACTGGTGGTTGAGGCATACAGGAGATCACCTACAGCATAGGTAGTCTGACCTGTGCCACCATTGGCTGCTGCTACTGTGCCAGTGACGTTTGCAGCATTGCCACTGATGTTACCGGATACTTTGCTCCCAGCAAGGGAGGTGATCCAAGTGGGGTCTGAGTAGCTACCAGTGCTATAAAGACCATTAGTTACAGTCGCTGCATTACCGTCTATTGAACCAGAAATGGTGCTGCTAAAGGTTTTAGTGCCTGCAATAGTTTGGTTTCCAGTTGTGTAGACACCGTTGGTAACCGTTGCTGCATTACCTGTGATGGAAGCAACAATATTGCTACTGAAACTCTTAGTTCCTGCAATGGTTTGGTCACCTGATGTGTAAACACCACCAGTTACCGTTCCTGCATTACCAGAGATACCAATAGACCACGTACCTGTAGCACCAACACCAGAGGTGCTAGGAACACCAAGGGCAGTACGTGCATCGGAAGCCGTAGTAGACCCAGTACCACCATTGGCAACTGCCAGGGTGCCTGCCAAGGTGATAGTGCCCGTTCCTGTGACAGGACCACCGGAAGTCGTAAGACCAGTAGTACCACCAGAAACATCAACACTCGTTACAGTTCCACTTCCAGTACCACCAGTAGATGCAATGGTAATTGTACCGTTGCCATTAGTGATGGTGATGTTGCTGCCTGCGGTAAGGGTTGCTTTGGACAAACTACCCGTTGCAGTGTTACCAATAAGAAGTTGACCGTTGGTGTACGAAGTTTGACCAGTACCTCCGTTTGCAACAGGTAGGGTATCCGTGACGTTGGAGGCTAGGCTGCAATAAGCAGTTGCAGTAGAACCAGTTCCGCCGTTAGCGATTGGCAAAGTCCCACTGACATGGGTCGTTAAACCAATCTTACCCCATGAGGGTGCAACGCCAACCCCACCGGAGATCAGGCTGTTGCCGGTTGCAACGTCAGCCAGTTTAGAAAGGGCAGTGGTTCCTGATGCAAATAGAAGGTCACCTACGGTGTAGGAACTGTTTCCTGTTCCACCGTTGTTTGCAGCAAGAGATCCAGATACGTTGGTTGCAAGGTTTACAAAGGTGGAACTTGAGGTTCCAGTACCGCCATTGGCTACAGGAAGAATGCCGTCTACGTGAGTAGTCAGTCCAATCTTACCCCAAACAGGGTTTGAAGCTACACCACCAGAGATAATGGCACTACCAGTAGCAACATCAGCAAGAACACCAATAGTGCTTGCTCCAGTTGCCAAAAGGATGTCACCGGTGGAGTAACTGCTAATACCAGTACCACCATTGCCCACAGGGAGGACATTGGATACGGTGGTGGTGAGGTTGATTTTACCCCATGAAGGTGCAGCACCTACACCGTTACCAATAAGAGCATTGCCTGTTGCAGGGGCTGCCAATTGTGCAAGGGTGGTTGCACCAGAGGCATAAACCAAGTCACCAATCGTGTAACTGGCAATCCCCGTACCACCATTCGCTGCCGGTAGGGTTCCAGAGACATGAGTCGTTAGACCAATCTTGCCCCAGGAAGGAGCCACACCAACACCACCAGAGATAAGGGAGTTGCCTGTGGCAACATCAGCCAGCTTTGCAAGAGTGGTTGATCCTGATGCGTAAACAAGATCGCCAATCGTGTAGCTGGTGAGACCTGTTCCACCATTGGCAATAGGCAAGGTACCAGAAACATTGGAGGTCAAGCTGCAATAGTCGGTAGCAGTGGACCCTGTACCTCCATTAGCAATCGGGAGGGTTCCTGATACGTGAGTGGTAAGTCCAACTTTGCCCCACGAGGGTGCAGTTCCAGTGCCACCAGAGATCAGGGTATTACCCGTAGCAACACCAGCCAGTTTGGAAAGAGCACTGGTGGTGGAAGCATAGAGAATGTCACCTACAGCGTAGCTGCTTTGTCCAGTACCACCATTAGCAGCCACAAGGGTTCCTGCCAAGGTAATCGTGCCACTGGTGGTCACAGGGCTATTTGAGACAGTGATACCTGTGGTGCCACCTGAGACACCTACACTGGTGACAGTACCAACACCACCCGTAACTGCTTCAATGGTGATCGTGCCACCACCGTTGATGATGTTAATACCAGAACCCGCAGTAAGCGTTCCCTTGGTCAGGGTGTTACCTGTGGTATTACCAATGAGGAGTTGACCGTTGGTGTAGGAGGTCTGACCAGTACCACCACTAGCTACAGGAAGAGTTCCAGATACATGCGTATCAAGACCTACTTTGCCCCAAGAGGGTGCTGCCCCTACCCCACCGGAGATAAGGGTATTTCCAGTGGCTACATCAGCCAACTTGGAGAGGGTAGTGGAGCCAGAGGCGTACAGAAGATCACCAATGGTGTAGCTGGCGTTACCAGTGCCACCGTTAGCTGCCGGAAGGGTTCCTGTGACATTAGCCGTCAGGCTGCAATACGTGGTGGAAGTAGATCCAGTGCCTCCATTGGCAATGGGGAGTGTCCCAGTGACATTGGTGGTAAGGCTGCAATAGGTGGTAGACGTGCTTCCAGTTCCACCGTTGGCAAT